AAGCGGTGAAGGTGTTTGAATCCGCTACGCAGGCAATGATCAGCTCCTCCCGTGCCATCGATGTGTATCTCTTCTGTGTCTCCCGTGACGGGGGCGTTCTTGCCGATGGGCAGGTAAGGGTGGACGTATGATCATAGGTGACGGTGGAGCGGGTGCGAATCTCCAGAAGACTGCGTTTGGCGAACTCGCCGTAGCCGAGAACCAGATCCACGCGGGGTGGGCATTCCCCTACAACATCAACCCCACTCAGGTGCGCTCTTTCACGTTCAAAGATGGCTCGGTATCGCATGTCGAGAACTTCGCGGTGCTTGACTCAGGAGTAGAGATCGCAGCGACCGCTGAGATAGAGACGGTTGGGGCGCTGACCTACACCCCCGGAATCGGGGCGACGGTGAGATTCACTGCGATCTTTGACACCCCAAGAGCGGGCACCACGCAGATCATTGGGATCGGCGGCAGCTTCGATGGGCTGTTCTTCGGCTATGATGGGATTCAGTTCGGAGTTCTGCGACGGAGTAAGGGCGTGGACACGTGGGCCTACCAAGCCGATTGGTCTGAAGATCCCAAGCCTGCCCTTGATCACACCAACGGAAACGTGTTCGCTATCGTGTTCCAGTGGCTCGGGTTCGGCGCTCAGTACTTCTACATGGAGGATGAGGACGGGGCTCTCACGGAGGTCCACCGGATACGGTATGCGAACAAGCATGTCGAGACATCCGTGGATGTGCCTTCGCTTCCCGGCTACATGGCCGTGGAGAATGTCTCTGGTGGGACTGCCGTGTCAATGCGATCCCCCTCTCTTTCTGCGATGTCGCAGGGGGAGTCCTTCCCTGTGTCGTTCACCACTCCCATAGGCTACTCTTCAACTACAGCGGTCTCATCTGGGTCGAATTACCTGTTCACGATATCGAACCCCTTTGAGTATGAGTCGAAGCTCAACAGGCTGTACTTCGAGCCTGCGATTTTCACGATATCCAACGACACTACCCAAGCAGCCACGTTCCTTGTTATCCTCGATGCAGTGCTCACCACCCCGTCGTTCACAGACATAGACCTCGCGGTAACCCCTGCGGAAGTCGATGTGGCGGCAGCGGCGTACACCGGGGGTACAGAGATCATTGCGGTGACGGTGGCGAAAGAGTCAGGAGACCACTTCGATCTTGGGTCCCTTCTCGATGGGTTTAAGCTGTGGCCCACCTCACAGATCACGTTTGTCTGCGAAGCGCGGGGAAACGGGGATGTGGACGTGGGCCTCACATTCAGGAGTAGAGTATGATCGGGAAGGTATATTTTTGTGGTAAGTGCGGCAGTATCTACAATTGGAAGTTCCAAGCTCCGGTGAAGAAGAAAGGGATTCCCTATTGTTGTGGTAGAATGCTTCAGAAGGTGAAGAAATGAGAACGGATTCAAAGAAGGCCGCAACGATCCACGAAGAGGCGCTTCGTAATCTCGACCGGGTACAGGGGGCGCTCTACGAGGAGCGTAAGCAGTCTCTTGAAGACCGGCGCTTCTACTCGATCTCCGGTGCTCAGTGGGAAGGTTCCCTCGAAGAGCAGTTTGAGAGTAAGCCCAAGTTCGAGGTCAACAAAGTCCACCTCTCGGTGATCAAGATCATCAACGAGTACCGAAACAACCGCATTACTGTGGACTTCATCACCAAGGACGGGAACCCCAACGACGAGTTGGCCAATACCTGTGATGGGCTGTTCCGTGCAGATGAGCAGGACTCCCAAGCGGAGGAAGCCTACGACAACGGGTTTGAAGAGGCCGTCGGCGGTGGGTTCGGGGCGCTTCGACTGACCACCGAATATGAAGATGACGAGGATGATGAGAACGAGAAGCAGCGCATCCGCATAGAGCCGATCTATGACGCGGACTCCTCAGTGTTCTTTGACCTCGATGCGAAGCGTCAGGACAAATCTGACGCGAAATATTGCTTCGTCATGCATTCTATGACCCCCGAAGACTTCGAGGAGGAGTGGGGAGAAGACGCTTCCCCGACTTCGGTGTCCAAGCAGATCAGTGACATTGAATATGACTGGTTCACCCCGGATCTGGTGTTCATCGCGGAGTACTACCGCGTGGAGACACAGAAGAAGACGGTGCATATCTACCAGACGCTCACCGGGGATGAGGAGCGCTACACCGAGGATGACTTCGACGAGAACGAAGACCTTGAGCGCAACCTCCTCGCAATGGGCACTCAGAAGGTCCGCGACAAGAAAGTGAAGATGAGCCGGGTACACAAGTACATCATCTCTGGAAACAAGATCCTTGAGGACTGCGGCTACATCGCGGGGAAGAATATCCCCATCATCCCGATCTACGGGAAGCGGTGGTTCATCGATTCAGTCGAACGCTGCATGGGCCATGTCAGGCTCGTGAAGGATGTCCAGCGACTGAAGAACATGCTCATGAGCAAGCTCGCCGAGATCTCCGCTCAGTCCAGTGTGGGAAAGCCCATCTTCACCCCTGAGCAGGTCGCGGGCCACGAGACCATGTGGGCCGAAGACAATATCAAGAACTACCCCTACCTGACGATCAACCCGATCACCGACGCTACCGGGAACGACATGCCAGCAGGCCCTGTGGCCTACACGCAGTCCCCTGAGATACCCCCGGCGCTTGCCGCGCTCATGCAGCTTGTCGACATTGACGCGAGAGAGCTTCTCGGTGGCTCCGGAGAGACTGACAAAATGCTCTCCCACGTATCGGGAAAGGCACATGAGCTGATCCAGAAACGGATCGATGGGCAGGCATTCATCTATATGTCGAACTTCGCGAAGGCGGTTCGGCGTACCGGGGAAGTCTGGCTCTCGATGGCAAAGGATGTGTACGTAGAGAAAGGCCGAAAGATGAAGGCTGTGGACCCCATGGGCCAGCTCTCCTCGGTCGAACTCGGGGTTCCCACCGCGAGCCCCAATGGGGCGGTCACTGAATCCAACGACATCTCTCAGGCCACTTTCGATGTGAATGTGGACGTGGGGCCAAGCTCGGACTCGCAGCGAGAGGCGACCGTACAGACGCTCACGGGAATGCTCACCGTCACGCAGGACCCGCAGACGCGGAAGATCCTTGAGTCGATGATGTTCCTCAATATCGAGGGCAATGGGATCTCCGAGACGAGAGACTACTTCCGTAAGCAGCTTGTGAACATGGGCGTTATCCAGCCCACTCCCGAAGAGGCGAAGGCGATGGCAGAGGCCGCGCAGAAGCCCAATCCACAGGATGAGCTGATGAAGGCGATGGCGCAGGAAGCGTTGGCGAAGGCACAGAAGGCGCAGGCCGAAGTGCAGGAGACGCTCTCCGATACCGAGTGGAACAAGGCGAAGACCGCAGAGACTTACTCCAAGGTCAACATGCAGCAGCTTGAGCAGGTCACCAAGACCCTTGAGCAGCAGCAGAAGGCTCTTGAGATTCGTAGGCAGGAGGTGGAGACCGCAATCGCTGCACAGATGGCGCTACAACAAGGGGGCGTTGCTCCCGCACAAAATCCGAACGCATTGCGTTTGAGCTGAGGTAGGTGTATTATGGCTGAAGAGGAAGTCGTAGAAGACGAGTTCGTCGTTGAGGAAGAGCAGTCCAACGAGGAAGTCGAAGAAACCGAAGTCGAGGATTCCGACGAGGTGGAAGACGACGAAGAGGAGGAGGATCGCATTGTCACCATTGGTGACGAAGAGCCTCCTGAGGAAGAGGAAGAGGCCGAAGCACCCGGTTGGGTGAAGAAGGTCCGGAAGGTCAATCGGAAGCTGGAGAGCGAGGTCAAGGCGCTGAAGAGGCAACTTGCAGAGCGCTCTACAGAGCAACAGAAGCCGGAACCCACCATTGAGGTTGGAGAGAAGCCGACTCTGAAATCCGTGCGATACGATGATAAGAAGTACGAGCAGGAGCTGGCTTCTTATTATGAGCGCAAGCGGTTGGCTGAAGAGCAGCAGGCTCAGCAGGCCAAGCAGGTCGAGGAGCAGAAGCGTCAGTGGCAGAAAAGGCAAGAACGCTACGTCGAGAAGAAGAGAGAGCATTCCTTCAAAGATTTCGACGAAGTAGAAGATCTTGTCCAGAACTCGTTGGATGTTATGCAGCAGAACATCATCATCCACGGTGCCGACGACTCCTCCCTTCTCGTGTACGCGCTCGGGCGAAACCCGAAAAAGTTGGAGGAACTGTCGGCGGTCAAAGACCCCGTGGAGTTCGCATTCAGAGTCGCGAAATTGGAGGAGAAGTTGAAGGTGACGAGCAAAAAGGCCCCGGCTCCGGAGAAGAAGATCTCTGGTTCCAAAGCGGGCGGGCTTTCAGGCAAGGCTGATCAAACTCTTGAGAGGCTTCGCAAGCAAGCAGAGCGCACCGGAGACTACACCGAGGTCACTCGATACAAGCGCAAACAGCGCGACAAGAGGGATAACTAATGGCTAACGAATTCAACAAAGAGGAGCGCGTCGCATTCGAGCAGCTCCTTGAAGGCTTCAACGATGCTGAGGTGATGTCGCGAAACGTCACCAAGTATTCGACCGACCAGACCATGATGGAGCGCACTGGCGACACCATCTGGCGACCGCAGCCCTACGTCATGAACAGTTTCGACGGTCAGAACCAGACCGGAAACTTCAACGACAAGACGCAGCTCGCGGTTCCCGCCTCGATCAGCATTGAGAAATCGGTGCCGTGGACGATGACCGCGACCGAGCTTCGCGATGCGTTGCAGGAAGAGCGTCTTGGTGACAGTGCGAAGCAGAAGCTCGCCTCTGACATCAACGTCGCGATCCTCAACACCGCCTCGAACACCGGAACCCTCGTGGTCCCGATCGCTGTTGCGGCCTCGGGCTTCGATGACGTAGCAGAGGTCGAGGCGATCATGAACGAGCAGGGTGTGCAGGAGTACGACCGTATTCTCGCGCTCTCCACTCGTGACTACAACGGCATGGCCTCCAACCTCGCCGACCGTGGAACCATGGGTGGCAAGGTCAGCGCCGCTTACGAGCGGGCATACGTGGGCCAGATCGCGTCGTTCGACACGTGGAAGCTCGACTACTCGCGCCGGATTGCCGCCGCAGCCGGTGGTGCGATCACCATCGCGACGAACGCTCCGGGCAACTTCTACACGCCGGTTGCGATCTCTTCGAGCCCGACGACCTCCGAGCGGCTGAATGTCGACAACCGGACCCAGACTGTTACGGTGTCGGCTACTGCGGGTGTCGTTGCAGGTGATGCGTTCACCATCGCAGGCATCAACGCGGTCCATCACATCACCAAGGAAGACACCGGCCAGCTCAAGACTTTCCGGGTCATCTCGGTGGTCAACGGTACCACGCTGGAAATCAGCCCCCCGATCATCGATCCGGATGAGGGTGCAGGCGCAGAGGCGGAAGTCCAGTATCAGAACGTTGATGCTGTGACGACTTCTGCTACCGCTGCGATCACGTGGCTGAACATCGCGGGAGCGGCGATCAACCCGTTCTGGCAGAAGGAAGCGATGGAGATCCTCCCGGGCCGCTACGCGGTTCCTGAGAACTCCGGCGCGGCCGTGATGCGCGGATCGACCGACAGTGGAATCGAAGTCTGCATGACCAAGCAGTTCGACATCCAGACCTACACCACGAAGTTCCGTCTCGACACGAGATTCGGAGTCGTGAACAAGGCTCCCGAGATGTCGGGAATCCTGATCTTCGGTCAGACCTGAGTGGACGTGGCCCTGAGGGAAACCTTGGGGCCACTTTTCAATTGAGAAAGGAAACAACGTATGTGGGGAAGAAGCAGGAGATCGCGTAGTACTGGACGGACTTCCAGTGGCAGGACGAAAAATGCAAGCGCTTGGGGTGTATCCCGAGGTAAAGCGAAGCCGACCGGACGACCGGCGTCGAACAGCCGGACTAGATCTAAGACCAGCCCATTCGGTATGGGGCGCCCTCGAAGGCGTCGTTAAAGGAGAACCTATGGAGTACCCCCGGACACTTTACAAGCGATCTGAGGAAGGGACACTGGACTTCACGAACAAGAAGCATCGTCACATCAAGTACGATAGCCTCGTCGTGGAAGACGAAAAGGAGCTGAAGGCTGCTGTGGAGATGGGATACGTGGACGGGTTCGAGGACGCCTTGTTCGGCGATCCGAAGCCGAAGAAGAAGCCCGCTCCGGAACCTGAAGATAAGCCCAGCATGAAGATTGAG